CCACCATTATTAAAATTAGCACCTAAGAGCATTGGCTCAACGGTGCTTTTTAGCTTTATAACTAGGTTTGAGCCGTCATATAAAAAGTTCGAACACAGAATTTTTAGGAGTAGGCGTTTATTTTCATTATCGGAGCGTAAATAGTGATTATAAGCGTTTTTGCAGAGTTCGATTATTTGAGTAGCCATATCTACTAAAGTATCAGTCTCAGCTAAAAAATTGTCATGCTTTAATTCAAGCTCATCTAGTTCGCCCTGAAACTCGTTCTTTTTTTCTCTATAAAATTCATCTGTAATCATACCGTCTAATCGGTCAATATAAAGTTTGTTAAGCCTGTTTTTTAACAGGCTTATTTTTTTGCCTATTTCTTCCATTGATTTTTTATCATAGTCAAAATTAACGTTTACAATTTCTTTAAATTTTTCGACAATAGCTTTAGCGTCCTCTTTTGACGGTTGGATTTTCTCTAAAAGAGTCCTGATATGCTCGTCTATATATTCCTCTTTTAGATACTTGTTTCTTTTACAAGTCCCTCCCTTATTGCCTGTACAATGATAATAGATGTACTTACCTTTTTTAATTTCAGCTGTTAGCTGACAGCCACAATGAGAGCAAGTAATTAAACCTGAATACAAAAAGTCATGCGTTATTTTTCTAGGGTTGTCGTGTCTCTCCCTGATTTTTTTACAAGTATAAAATAACTCTTTTGTAATTATCGGTGTATGGTTTGCCTCGTGGTAGCGTTTGCCGTTAAATTCAAACTCTCCCATATAAAACGGATTTATGATAATTTTTTCAACTAATTTAGGAGAGCATGGCTTGTTTTTTGGATAAAATCCGTCCAAAGATATACGCTCAGCCAGAGTTTTATAGGAATACATACCAGTAGCGTATAACTCAAAAATTTTACTTACATATCCAGCATTAGTAGGGTCTATCTCTATCGTACTTCTCTTTTTAGAAGAACGGACATTTTTATATCCGATAGGTGCTTTTGCTGGGTAGTCCCCTAAGTCGGCTTTTTTATCTAAGCCTTTTTTAATCTCCCCGGAGAGGTTACGAGGGTACATAGAGGACATACCACACATCATGTGAAACATAAAAATTTCATGAGGTGTAGAATAACGATTTAAAATTAAATGGTCTTTTACTAAGTGTAAATCTATGAGACCCTGTCTTACTGTTAGATTGATGATTAAAGCCTCGTCGTCCTCGTTTCTTAAAAGTCTGTCGTTTTTTTCAACAATAACATGACAGCCGTAACGCTGTTTTTTAGCAAATTTGAGCATGTTATTAAATTCAATACGTCCAGCCTCTTTAGCTGTCATACTTTCAGTAAATACCTTAACAACTTCCAGACCTTTAGATTTTGCATACTCTTTTAAAAAGTCGAGTTGTGCTGGGAGAGAGTAACCCCCTGTCTCCTGTTCTTTACTAGAGACTCTGGCATATATAACAGCAATATCAGACATTATAAACCTCTACTTAAATTGTTGATAACTCTACCGATAATGTTTATCTCTATGTTGTCGTTAGGGCCTACAATCTCCATATCATATTTAGGGTTGTCAGATTTAACCTCTAAGCGTCCGTCAAGAGTGATATTTAAGCGTTTACATCTACATAAACCATTGGCTAGGAATATATAAACTCCACTTACAGAGGCGTCCCTACGTCCTAAGTCCACGAGTAGCCAGTCTCCGTCAGATATTTTGTCCTCCATACTGTCTCCAGAGGCTCTAAAAGTTTTTAAATTATCTGGAGAGCTACAGCGTAAATACTCCGTAATAGAGCGACGGCTAATCCTAAAAGGTTCGATAAGTGGCTCGACAAAACACTCAGAGCCGTTACCACACTCAGGACGCATACCCTCAATACGCTCAATCTCGATAATGTCGTCGTCAGGTTCTGGCATGGTGTTTTCTGTTTTGTTATTTTCCAGCTCAGATTTAAACATAGGTAAATAACCCTCTAAAATGTAATCTGGGTTGACTCCGTATTTATCAAAAAACTTTGTAAAAAATTCAGCTGGTGGATAATTCTCGTTACGCTCATAAGCTCCCAAAGTTCTTAGCTTTATTCCTAACTCGTTAGCTACGTCCTCAGCTTTATAGTTTAGGTACTTACGGACAGCCTGTAAACGCTCTCCGACTGTTTTCATCATATCAGCTGAACGCTGTAAAGCTCTATTGTAGTTATAGACCTCGTCTGGGTTTTGCAGATTTACCATAAAATAATTTTCAAGTTTTTTAATCTCATCAAGCCTAAGCATGCTGTTAGGTTTTTTTAGCCTTTGAGAGACAGCTCCGATAGTTACGCCTAGAGCAGTAGCTATTTTTTTGTATGTAATTCTATCGTCTTTTAAGTTTTGTAAAGTTGTCTGAATATCTTTAAAATACATTATTTCAACCCCTTTATTATAGTTTATTGTAGCCTATCTGTTGTATATTTTTATAGTTTTTGTTGACATAATTTATAGTTCGTTGTAGTATGTTTACATACAGAGAAAGGCAGTTTAATTCTGTGAATTAAACTGTATGTAATTTATTATAACTATATAACACGAAAGGAGAAAAAAGTCATGGTAAATGTTAAGAATGTTACAGAGCCTAAACTAACTACTAATGATATGCTCTCTGAATTGCCTATAGGTTATAAGCAGTTGAGAGTGTACATCAAAGACGGCAGACTAAAAGCCGAAAAAATACGTAACAAACTTTATGTAACTAGAGAAGATTTTAACACTTTTAAGAAAGAGTTTAATTTTTAGAGGTGCTTATGATTAAAGCTAAAAATATATCTGGTGAAAAATTTGGAAAATTAACAGCTATAAAACCAATAGAAAAAAGAGGAAACCAGTATTACTGGCTTTGTGAATGTGAATGTGGAAATACTAAAATCGCTAGATGTTCTCATTTACTTGCTGGAGATGTAAAATCTTGTGGTTGTCTACAAATTCAAAAAGCGACGACTCATGGATTATCAAAAACCAGATTATATAAAATCTATAGCCAGATGAAAATAAGATGTTTAAATCCTAAAAACCCAGCATATAAATCCTATGGGGGGCGAGGTATAAAAATCTGTAAAGAATGGCTGAAAGATTTTAAAGTTTTTTATAGCTGGGCTATGGAAAATGGCTATAATGACACTTTATCTATTGACAGAATAGACGTAAACGGAAATTATGAGCCTAATAATTGCAGGTGGGTTGATATGAAAACCCAATGTAATAATAGGCGAAGTAATGAGCTGATAGAATTTAAAGGCGTAAAACATAGTATAGCTGAATGGGCTGAAATATACAAAATCAAGAAGTCTGTACTATGGGCTAGACTTAAAAAATTAAACTGGCCTTTTGAAAAAGCTATCGCTATTTAGTCGTTTACATCAAAAACTAAACAAGCTACTAGACTCTGTCTACAGGGCTTAGTTTGTGTACCCAAAAACAGGAAAAATCGAGGAATGAGACAGGAGATTAAAGAGAGAAATAAACCTAATTTGATAATCGAGATAGAGGATAAGCCTTACTCTCGTGCTGATTTTCTCGACTGTCTGGCTAGTTACTCGGCCCAGTTGTATAAAATGAGTCAAATTTACGAGAAAAGTTTAAAGACTCAAAAATCTATGTAAGTAACTAAACAAAAAATTAAATTCTGGATAGGTAGGATAAGCCAGAATGAATTTTTAACCCCTTATAGGTATATTTTATCATCTGGAAAATTTAACAAGCCTTAAAACCGATTTAAACAGGAGAAAAAGAAAAATGTTTAAAAACTTTATCGAAAATCTAAAAGCAAAAATTACAAAAGAAAGACAGTACGAGGCTCAGAGGAAGTGGGACGCTGTAAAAGAGGCATTAACCAGAAAATTTACAGCTGACGACATGAGGTCAGACGGAGTAAATCTCCCTGTCTGGTGTCGAGTTAAGGAAGAAATGAAAAAAATAAAAACTCGTAAAATGTTAGACCACTACTACGATAGGTACGTCAAAAAATCAAGAAAAAAGTAAAACACACAAAAAAAGAAAAGGAGAATAAATCATGACAACAGCAGAAATGACAGAGGCAGAAAAATATTTACACTCAGACTTAGTAACTGAACGAGCAAAAAGCCTACAGACAGAGGCTGTAGAAGATAACGAGGGGGGGTATTTATCCTCCATAAAATCAATATAGAGTTTATCGAAAAGCTAGACTATAAGACTAAAGAAAGACTTTGGACTAATAAGGAGAAAGCTGACATAAACGCATTGACTCAACTAATGCACGAAAGAGTAAGAGAGTTTTGTTATAAGGAATTGCAACAAAACGACAAACTTGGATTATTACAGCTCCAATCCGGGACTAGCAATTTTAAAACAATGGCATTATCACCAGCTGAAATGTTTAAAACTTTGTTGGAAATGACAAAATAGGAGACTCAAAAATGTTAGACAACGAACAAATTACAGATTATATCGTAGCTACAGAGGGTAACAGCTCAAATACCCCTGCAGTTAGACAAAAAAGCGAGCTTATGGACGTGGGTGTCTTTGATTTACCAGACCCAGCCGAAGTCGCAAGAAGAGCAGAACAAAGTAAAAAGATGTTAGCGGCCGCTTGTGGTGTTCTTAGTTATTCAGACATCACATTACAGGGTGGGAAACCTTACATAGACCATTACGGCTGTAAAAAATTGGCTAACCTCTTTGGACTTATTGTAAGACAGGACGAAGTAGGAGGACGCATTAACTATCAAAAAGAAGTTATCGACGAGGCTACTAACCACTACATTATTCATATCTCAGGCAAAGTATGGCATAAATCAAGTCCAGAAAATTACGAGATTTACGAGGGTACGGCTGACTCTTTTGACGACTGGTTTAGTCAATATCAACTAAAAGAAGAGAGAGAAGTAAACGGCAAGACTAAAAACGTCGTAGTATCGGCTCAGACTCTACCTATTTCAAAAGTTCAAGAAAAAGCGACAGCAAATCTTTTACAAAGAGCTATTAAAAAGAAACTCGGTTTACAGTTCGCAAAAGAGGAGCTGGAGGCTTACGGCTTTGATATGTCTAAAGTTAGAGGCTTTAACTTTAACGGAACTGGAGAGCCTGACTCCTCTGAACTTGCAGAAAAGAAAAAAGCTGTCTGGGAGAAAATCGTAGAAATTTGTAACGGTGATTTAGAGTTAGCGAAAAAGACTCTTAGAAAACATACCAGCTTTACAAAACAAGACGGCTCTACTTTTGAGGGATATTCAGACATAAACAAAGTCAAAGAAAAACCACTTGAATATCTAGCCAAAAAAGTAGATAAGGCTTACGCAGAGCATATCAAAGCTCTTGAAAACGGAGGGGGAGACAATGGAAATAATTAAACCAGCTGAGGAGTTTAAGGCTAGAGAGATTGACTATCCAGATATAGCCGAAAAAATCCGTAATAAAATAGTCTCAGAACGCAGTAAAAAAATCTCGTGTAATTCTGTCTGGGCCTCAGAGGCTGGGCATGATTGTAGCAGATACTTAGTGTATCAACAATGCGACTGGGAAAAGGGTAAAGAGGTAGAGGATAAATTACTCTTTATCTTTAACGAGGGAAATTTACAAGAGGACCAGTTACTTTTAGAACTCCAAAAGGCTGGAATAAAAGTAAAAGACTTGCAAATCCATATAAGCATATCAGAGGCAAATATTACAGGTAAGTTGGACTGTGTTGTCCTCGAGGAAAACCAAAAAGGAGAGCCAGCATATCTCCCATGTGAGATTAAGTCTATGTCTCCTAATGTGTTTGACGCTGTAAATACAGTAGAGGACTTTAAAAAGTACAGCTGGACTCGTAAGTATTACGCTCAAATTCAATGTTACCTAAAAAATGACTCTGGCTTTTATCCTTACGGATATTTTCTCGCTAAGAATAAATCTACTGGAGAAATTAAACTTATTAAGGACTTTGACGGCTCAAATGCTATCAAATTTAACGAGCCTTACTGGAATGAGTTAGTAAAAAGAGCTAAAGGCGTAAATAATGCTGTATTTATAAACAAACGCTTAAAAATGGCTATTGCTGAGTTAGAGTCTAAGCTAAAAGACGACCCAGAAAATGAGTCTATTAAGCAAGATATAGCAGATTTACAATCTCAATTCTGTTACCCAGACCGTATCAAATACGATTTAAAAACTTGTAGAGGCTGTAAATACGAGCATATCTGTATTACTGACCTGTCTACGGCTATTGGTAATATCGTTGAAAATGAGAGCGTATTAGAGGCTGTAGATGATTATGTCGACGCTAAGAAAAATCAGGAGCAATTTAAAGAGGCTGATAAAACTTACAAATCAGCACTAGCAAATCTTAAAGCTCTATTTCCGTTAGAGGACGCTTTATATATGACGGATAAGTACATAATCCAGACTAAAAAGCGTAAAACTAAAACCTCTGAGTATTTGTCTTTTGACATTAAACAGATTGAGGAGGGTAAGTAAATGGCTGATATTAAATGGATTAAAATTACTACTGATATTTTTGACGACGACGCTATAAAAATCATAGAGCAAATGCCAGAGGGAGACGCTTTAATAGTAATCTGGTTAAAACTATTGATTACAGCTGGCAAGTTAAACGATAGAGGATTAGTTTATTTTAAAGAAAATATCCCATATACAGATGAGACCTTAGCTATCGTGTTTAACAGACCTGTGAACCATATCAGGCTGGCTCTTTCAACTTTCCAAAAGTTTGGAATGATTGAAATTTTAGACTCTAACGCAATTCTTATAAAAAATTGGGAAAAGCACCAGAGCGTAGACAAACTGGATTTAATAAAAGAACAAACCAGAAAAAGAGTTAAAAAATTCAGAGAAAATCAAAAGAACGAGGCAAAATTACTAGAGTGTAACGCAGAAAGTAACGTTACAGGTAACGTTACAGTAACGCAAAGTAACGCAGTAGATAAAGATATAGATAAAGAACTAGATAAAGATATAGATTTATTTATAGAAAATTCTGAAAAAAAAGAAAATTTTGAAGAAAAAAAGAAACCTGACCCATATATAAATCCAATAAATGATTTTTTCTCTAGGGAATATCAAAAAATTTTAAACAGTAAGCCTTATCTAATGATAAATCAAAGAAATAAGCTCATAGAACTTGCTACAGAGATAGAAAATTTTAAAGAGACTGTCCCTATAGTTTTAGAAAAATTAAAAAGTATTGAGTTTGATTTACCGAACTTTACGCCTAATTACATCTGGCTACTCTCTGATGATAACTATATTAAGGTCTTATCTGGGACGTATGACAAAAAGAAAAATGACTTTGAGACATACGCTGACGAGAGAGGTGTAGACGAGTACGGAAATTAAAAAGGGTTATTAAAAATGAAAAGATTAGAATTTTTAGAAAAAATATTTACTTTTTATCGAGTACACGACGACTCTGGAACTCTGATAAGAGCTTATGACTTAGCTTTATCGACAAAATATCCAGTAGACTGGGACAGATTATATACAAAAATCCTTAAAACGGCTGAGACAAGAACTCTCCCAGTCCCTAAGTATTTTGCTGATATGTTACCAGCTTATAAAAAAGTTGAGGCAACAAAAGAGGGTTTATATTCTGGTTGCACAATAAGAGTAAATCTTTACGGAGGTCGTAGCATAGATTTTACCGTTGTAGATACTGAGTGTAAAACCTCTGTAGGGAGTATCATAAGAGACTTTGAAAAAATCGACGAAACAGGAAGAAAATACAGCGAGATAAAAACTATCGTACGTTATCCTAAAGAGGCTGTATTACTGGGTGATAAAGTTTTCTGGAATATTACTGTCCCTAACTCAAAAAAAATGACAGATTTAGAGTTAGAAATGGCTACAGCTAAAATCCAGAGAGATTTAGAGCGTCAAATTAAAACAATTTACAATTCAGAGATTTAAAAAATGCAAAAAATAATTTTAGGAAATTCTTACAAACTAATAAAAGAGATTGAGGCAAATTCTGTAGACCTGGTCTTAGTTGACCCTCCGTATGACATTAAAGTAAAACAGGGGTCTGGAGCGTTTGGAGTAAAAAAGAAACTCAACTATAAACAGCTGGAGTCTATCTCTGAGAGTTTTGATTTTTCAATCTTAGACGAGTTTGTAAGAGTCCTAAAAAAAATAAACATCTATATTTTTTGTAGTCAGAGTCAAGTTTTACCACTCTTGAAATATTTTGTAGAAGATAAAGGCTGTAACTGGACACAGATAGACTGGTGTAAAGATAACGTAGTCCCAGCTTGTAATAACCGTTACGCCTCAGATAAAGAGATATGTTTATTCTTTAGAGAGACAGGAGTAAAACTCTACGGAACTTTTAAAACTAAGCGTACATGGTACGTTACACACACAAACGTAAAGGATAAACGGCTCTACTCTCACCCTACGCCAAAACCGTTAGACATAATCAGAAATTTTATAATTAACTCCACTAAAGAGGGAGATTTAGTCTTAGACACTTTTTCAGGCTCAGGGACTACGGCTGTAGCGTGTAAACAGCTAAAACGTCGCTGTATAGCCATAGAAAAAGAGGAAAAATATTTTAAACCCAGTATAGAGCGACTGGAGGCCACGACAGCTCTACCAGTAACTAACGCTGAGATAGTTACTCAGCAAACATTATTTTAAAAAATAAGGAGAATATCATGACAAAAACATTAACAGAAAAGGTATCAGCTGGTTACTTTGACGCAAATAGACAAAGTCCTATTTTTGTAGGTGATGTCTATAAAGAGCAAGGAGCTATGATACCTTATCACAAAGTAATTAAGGACGACGAAAAAGGCTTTATGGTTGAACACGTCGGAACAACTGAGAAATTTTTACTAAAAAATGACGCTAAAAACCTCGTTAAAAAAACTTATCTGGGTAACATTTACGATACTCCAGACTGGGACGAATTAACCAGAGGAAAAGACGTAGTAAAAGCTGAGTCGGAAACTACAGTAGAAAATACAGAAGTTAAAGACGAGTCAATCCCGGAGGACGCCCCTGCAGATGTCAAAGAATTTTTAAACGGTGAAACTGACAAGCTCCCAGAGGGTACAGAGATAATCTCTCAGGCTGAGGCTGAGGAGCTGGAAAGACAAGCCAAAGAAATTGAAAAGGCAACTAACGAGAGTAGCTCGGAGGTTAAAACTCCAGACGATACCGACGCTGTAGTAACTCCTGACGCTACAACAGGCCCTATAGACTCTCCAGAAAAAAAAGAAACGACAGAAACTGTAGAAAACAACGCAGAAACGGACGAAAAATCACAAAAAACAGAAGAAAATAACGAAAATCAGGAAAAATCTAACAAGCCTGTACCAGAAGTCATAGCAAACAGTAAGGAAGAAAAAAGACTACTGGAAAGACGCAACGACTATACTAAAAGTATAGAAAATTTAAAACGTAAAATTGATGAGCTAGAGACAGAGGCTGTAAGATATGAAAATCTAGCGAGTACGCTAACCTTTGAGCCTTTTGTTGAGCTTAAAATGATTGTCTCAAATGCAGTACAGGACAACGCTAAAAAGCAAGATATTAAAGAGTGTAAAAAACACTTGAAAAATTACGAGGCTATAGACTCTATGGAGGATTTACTAAAAGAGTATAAAGAGCTTGCAGATAAAAATAGACAAAATATCGAGCTTACAGAAAAAGAGATTGACGATTACGAGATTAAAATTACTGAAATTAACAGTAAATTAACGAATTTTCAAACAAAACTTTTCGACGCTGATACTGTAGCTAAACAGACTGAAACTGACTCAGAGTCTGAGGATAATTCTAAAGATACAGAAACAACTGAAAACGAACAACCAGCAGAAACTACAGAAGAGCCAAAGGCTGAGACTCCAGAGACTGACTCTACTGAGGAAACAACAGAAAAAGACGGAGATACTGAAACTCCAGAGGAGTAAAACCGTTAAAAACTCGATAAGAGGGGGATTTTATCTCCCTCAATTTCGAGGGAATTAAAGGAGATTTAAAAAATGAGCGAATTAAAAGAGTATAAGTTTAGAATAATGGGAAAAGTTAAGGCTAAACAGTCTGTCAAATTTGGACGTAATGGAGTTAAGTACACTCCAGACGATATGGTAAATTATGCCAACTGGGTAAAACTTGCTTTTAAAAAGGAATACCCAGAACACTTACCCCACGAGCTAGACGGCTTTAATTTGGAAATAAAGCTAGATGTTTATTTTAAATATCCAGCTTATATCGAAAAAAGCTCTAAAAAATTAAAACTTGCAGAGGACAAAATTTTAAGACCAACTGTAAAACCTGACTGGGACAATATCTCTAAAAATATATGCGACGCTCTTAACGGACTCGCTTACACAGACGATAAGGCTATTGTAGACGGCTCAGTTCATAAGTATTACTCAAAATACGACTATGTAGACGTAACGCTAACAGGGAGACGTTATCTATGAGGAAAAAGCGTCTTATAAAAGGAGACGTAGCGAGACGCTGGACTCGGTCAGCCGTAGAGTGTTACGAGATAGGCTGTATGTGTTCTCGGTGCTATCTTCCTTTGATTATGGAAACCCCATGCCAGATGAAAACTGTAGTAATGGAGCTGGTTAGAAAATTTGGAAAACCAGAAACAAAACATAAAAGGGACTTTATCAATGAAACTTAAAAACATCTTATCATTATTTGACGGAATATCATGCGGCCAGCTTGCTTTAAATAGAGCTGGGATTGAATACGAGAACTACTACGCCTCTGAGATTGAGGCGAACGCTATAAAAATCACTCAGGCGAATTATCCAAAAACTGTACAGCTTGGAGACGTTAGATTTTTAGATTTTACAAAATTTGAAAATGTCGACTTGCTTATCGGTGGGAGTCCCTGTCAGGATTTAAGTATAGCAAAAGAAAACCGTAAGGGACTAAGTGGAGAGCGTAGCGGCCTCTTTTTTAGGTTTGTAGACGCACTTAGACAATGTAAACCAAAATACTTTTTACTGGAAAATGTAGCCAGTATGACGAAAGAAAATAAAGACATTATAACCCAGATTTTAGGTGTAGAGCCTGTTTTAATAAACTCAGATTTAGTGTCGGCTCAGAGTCGTAAACGATTGTATTGGACGAACATAGGACAGATTGGACAGCCTGAAAACTTAAATATTTTTTTGAAAGATATTGTAGAGTCTGGAGAAACTTACGACAGTAAATCTTATCCTATAACAGCAAATTACGCAAAAAAGACTTTTAACTCAGATTTTCCAAAGAGTAGAGCGAGCTTTATAGGAGAGCCTATTTTATACCAGCGTCCTCGAGGAAAAAATAACGGAAATATCCACTTAGAAAAGTCTACAACACTTACGGCTAACTCTTGGGAACATAATAACGTAGTTTTAGAGCCTGTACCCTGTGCGTCGAGAACTTGGCCCAGAAAAAAAGACGGACGACCTAGAGTAAAAAGGGTTGAAATAAAAACAGACGGTAAAGCTAATAGTTTGACTCTGAGAGATACAGACTCAATGGTATTAGAAAGAGTTTTGAGAGTTGAAATACGCTCAGACGGTAAGGCTAACGCTTTAGGGCAGAACGTACAGCAGTCGCAAGTATTAGAGCCAGCTACAACAGAGAAAAAAGGAACGATAATAACCGTTAAAAATAAAACTGTAACAACTAAAAACGGAGTTGTTTATCCTATAGATTTACCAGACGGAGACTATATCGTCAGAAAACTTACGCCTATAGAATGTGAACGCTTGCAGACTCTACCTGATAATTATACGGCTCACGTCAGCAATACTCAACGATATAAGGCGATAGGTAACGGCTGGACTGTCGACGTTATAGCTCATATTTTCAGACATTTAACAGAGGAGACACAACCATGCCAGATAAAGTAATAGATTATGAGCTTTTGGGAGAAATGATAGACTGTGTAAAAAGAGAGGTCGGCTTACGCTATGCTGTTTATCCTAAACTTATTACCTCTGGAAAAATGACAAAAGAACAGGCAGAAAAAGAAAAAAGGCTTATGTATGCAGTCCAGAGATGTTTACAAAAAATTTACGACGGTAAAGCTCCAGCAGAGGTACAGCAAGCTCTATTTAATACAGAGCTTTACAAAAAGCAAGAGAGGAATTTTTACTAATGAAAAAAGATAAATCCTTACTGTTTGTAGGTTATAAGTGCAAAGGTAACGTAAAAAGTAATTATCGCTGTTGTGTTGACGCTGTATATTTGACTGACAAACATCAAGATGAATTTATTAGCTGGTATAGAGAAAAAATCCAGCCTGAATTAGACAAAAAGTACAAAGAGCTAAAGGAGTCAAAGGAATGAACAAAACCAAAAAATCTCTTAATTTAGTCCTTAAATATGAGTGGTTTGATAAAATCAAATCTGGCAAAAAGACTAAGGAATACAGGGAAATTAAGCATTACTGGAACAATAGACTAACAAGACCAGACGGATTTTATAAGTCCGTAATTTTTCAAAAAGGCTATAAAAAGAACCCTGAGAGAATGGAGTTTGAAATAAAGCGTATTTATCGGTCTACAGAGTCGAACGATTTAGGACTTGATAGAGTCTGGGTTATAGAACTAGGGAGGAGGCTAAAATAATGAGACTGAATGAAATTCAAAAGAAAATAACTGAGCTAGTTGTAGACGGAAAATCTAACAAAGAGATAGCCGATATTCTCGGATATTCCGTAGAAAATGTTAAGAAAAATTTAAGAATTTGTTTTAAATATTTCAAAGTTAAAGACAGAGTCGGACTCGTTAGAGAATACTTACTATTACTACATTACGACCTTAACAGATAAAAGAGTAACCAACTGGTTACTAAAAAATATGGTATTATTGCAAATGTCGAGAGCCTTTTAACCCAAAAGACTACCTCGTCAGAAATTGGGAGAACTATGTCTATAGTATGTTGTGGTGTTAAATATAGTAAGAATGACCCAGAGACGTATTGGTGCATTGATACCGATATTAACAAACCTATACAAAAGAAATTTGTAGGCTCTGACAGAGTCGTAAAAGAAGTCGTAGACAGCTATACTTGTAAAAAGTGTGGCTGTCTTATTGTAACTGTAACCAGATACGGAACTCTTAGAGGCCGTAGAAAATTGTTAGAACGAGAGAGACTATCAAGCTCGGAGGCTTGGGAATATTTAGAGGCTACAGCAAAAGTAAGAGAGAGACAGCCTTTATCGTGTCCTATTCAGAGCGTACCTTTTAGCAAGCATATTGATTTCAAATACGGAAAAGTTATAGACTCTAAAACTCAGCGTGCTAGATATTTAAACGAGTCCGACTGGGCGAGTGATAAAAAGATAGTAAGCGTTTGTAAGACTTATAAAATTTAATTCCCTCCTATTTATCTATTAACAGATTACGGCTCGCTTTAGAGTCTTTTATTTTTCAGTTGTTTCAAGCAAAACACACACAACATTTACAGAGTGATAAGCTGATTTATTGCTCTGTATTTCTTTAAGGTTTTTATGGCTCGTGAATTTTCTAAAAGTTTTTATAATTCTCTTGAATGGAAGAGAGCAAGAAAAGCATACATAGCGTCAAAGTTTGGTATTTGTGAGAGATGTGGAAAGCCTAACAGTAAACAAGTACATCATAAAATTTATTTGACTCCAGAGAATGTAAACAATCCAGAGATAACATTAGACTTTAATAACTTTGAATTGCTTTGTGATGTTTGCCACCAGAGAGAACACAACGAAAAATACTCACCGACTGAGTGGGGTTTATGTTTTGATGAGTCAGGAGATTTAATCAGAAGAGATGAAACGCAAGAGGGACAAAGGTTTTAAAGATTTTTACTCCCCCCACCTGAAATTTTTAAAATTTTTTTTACAAAAGACCGCACCCCCAGCTTCAAAAAATACAAGTCTCGCACACATGAGGGGGTGGGGTATAAAAGAGGATTTTTGACTATGGCTACAACAAAAACAGCTACTAAAAAGACTACAAAAAAGGCTAAAACAGAGACTAAAGAGCCTAAAACAGCTAAAAAGACTGTTAAACGCTCTAAAATGAGTCCGTCTGAGAAACTTATAAAATCAGAAGAAAAAAGGCTTATAACTTACCTGAAAAATAAAGCTATTGACGAGGATAAATTAAACATAGCCTTAGACCTGATAAAAGATATAGCTTACATGACTGTTAAAACAGCTGAATTAAGAAAAGACGTAGACACTTACGGAATAGTAGAAGAGTATCAGAATGGAGCAAATCAAAAAGGACTCAAAGACTCTACCTACTATAAAGCGTATTTGAACACAACAAAGCAAAAAGCGGCCCTAATAAAACAGCTGACGGACTTACTCCCAGTAGATGAAAATTACAAGCCTACTACTCCTGCAGATTATAAGGACGAGTTTGACAAATTTTTAGAGGTTAGAAGTAGAAAGAATGAGTAACCCAATTATAGAGTATTACAATTTAATAGAGTCTGGTAAAGAGGTCGTTTCTAAAAAAGTTGCTAAGGTTTATAAATATCTATACGAACTCGTAACAGGTAAAATTAAATCAAAATACTACTATAATGAAATCAGAGCAAATCACGCAATAGATTTTATCGAGCGTTACTGTAAACACTCTAAAGGACGCTGGGCGAATAAGCCTGTAATTTTAGAACTTTGGCAAAAGGCTTTTATAGGTGCTGTTTTTGGGATTATTGATAAAGAGACAGAGTTTAGACGTTTCCGGGAGGCTTTGTTAGTTGTCGCTAAAAAAAATGGTAAATCTTTATTAGCCTCTGGAATTGCTTTATATATGCTGATAGCCGACGGAGAGGGTGGAGCTGAGTGTTATTCTGTCGCTACTAAAAAAGAACAAGCTAAAATTATCTGGCAAGAGTCAAAAAATATGACTGAAAAAAGTCCAGATTTAAATAGACGTGTAAGATGTTTAACCAGTCAACTGGCTTATGATAAAACAAATTCAACTTTTAAGCCTTTGTCTAGTGATAGCAATACAGAGGACGGTTTAAATATTTATCTTGCAGAGTGCGACGAGATACACGCTTGGAAAGGTGTAGAGCTTTATAACATTGTAGCTGACGGTATTTCAGCCAGAGACGAGCCACTAATCCTGATAACTACTACAGCTGGATTTATTAGAGAGGGAGCGTATGACGTAAAATACGCTGAGGCTGAGAATTTAATTAACGGCTTATTTGATGATAACGGCTATAAAGACGACGCTTTTTTACCAATTATATACGAGCTGGACGATAGGAACGAATGGACAGACGAAAAAAGCTGGCCTAAGGCTAATCCTAATTTGGGAGTCTCTAAAAAGTACGATTATCTGAGACGTAAAGTAGATGTCGCTATCGGAAATCCGATAAACCGTAAAAACGTACTTACAAAAGAGTTTAATATCCCAGAGACTAGCTCAGAGGTTTATTTTGACTATGACGATATTTACAATCCTATAACTTTTGATTTATCAGAGCTAAAACCTGATTACGGTATAGGAGGGACAGACTTATCCTCAACTACTGACTTGACCTCAGCTAGTATTTTATTTCAAATTCCTACAAGCGACTTGTTGTACTTCCATACTATGTATTGGTTGCCGTATGACTTACTGGATAGGCGAAAAAAAGAGGATAAAATACCTTATGACGTCTGGTATGATTTAGGCTTACTTAGAGTCTCGAACGGTAATAAAGTCGATTACGACGACGTAGTCAGCTGGTTTGAAGAGATACAGAACGATTACGGACTCTATATCTATGGACATGGCTACGATAGTTGGTCGGCTCAGGCTTACGTCAAAAATATGCGTGATAGTTTTGGGGATATTGGGCGTCCGATAATTCAGGGTAAAAAAACTCTGTCAGGCCCCATGAAAGCCTTAAAAGCTGAATTTATGAGCAAAAAGGTAAATTACAATAATAACCCCATTACGAAATGGTGCTTAACCAACGTAAGAGCTGATATTGACAAAAACGAGAACATACAACCAGCTAAAACCTCTAACCCTCGTAGACGTATAGACGGTTTTGCTGGCATGTTAAACGCTTATGTCTTTTATTTGGACGAGCGAGACGAATACTTACGACTTATTAAAAGGTGAAAACTATGAAAATAGAATTAAGGAATTTTTTTAAGAATATTTTTAAAGACAGGAGTACAGACTCTGGAGGTTATGAGAGTTTAAAAATGCTTAATAGCTACTCTCCGTACTTGTTAGCAGATAATAACAAAGTCTATGACAATTTACTAATGAGAGCCTGTATAGACACAATAGCAAAGCATACGGCAAAACTCATGCCTAAGGTTATTGGATATAAAACAAAATTTTCTAAGCGTTTAGAGTATTTGTTGACAAACAGTCCGAATGTTATAGACAGCAGATACGATTTTTTTTATAAGGTAACATCTCAACTATTAACCAATAATAACGCTTTTGTTTATATCAATTATGCTGATGATAATACCATAGAGGGACTTTACCCAGTCCCTTACAGCTCTATAGAATTTTTAGAAAAAGATAATAAAATTTATTGCAAATTTTATTTTAAATCCTCTGGACTCTATAAGGTGATATTACCGTACTCAGAGCTGATACATTTAAGACGGCATTATAACGACAACGATTTATTTGGCTCAGGACAATCAATAATAGTAAACCCTGTTTTAAAGCTGTTTAAGTCTTTTGTTGAGGGTTTTGTAAATGCTGTCAACGCCTCATCAATGCTCAGAGGTTATTTAAAATATGCTGGGAATTTAAAAGGCGAAGATTTAAAAGTCTATAAAGAAAATTTTGTTAAGTCCTATATGCAAAATGGAGACGGTATCGGAGCGTTAGACGGTAAATGTGATTTTGTCGAGACAAAAATAGAACCTTACACAGTAGACAGCCGTAATCAACTCATAGCGAATAATCAAGTGTATCTCTATTATGGAGTCTCTGAGGATATTATCAAAGGAACTTTTAACGAGGATAAATTTAACGCTTTTTACTCTAATACTATTGAGCCTTTAGCAATACAGATAGCAGAGGAATTTAGTAGAAAAATTTTCACAGAGAGAGAGCTAGAACTCGGTCGTAAAATCGTAATGAGTGCGTCTCGTCTAACCTTTGCCAACAACTCTACAAAAATGAATATCTGTAAAGAGGGATTAACTCTCGGTATGTTTACATTTAACGAATGTAGAGAGGTTTTTGAGTTTGAGCCAGTCGAGGGAGGCGATAAGCGTATCGTATCTCTAAACTATGTCGACGCTGATAAGGCTAACGAATATCAGGGAGTCGGTAACGATAAAAACAAAACAGATCCAGACAAAAAATCCGAACAAAAAGGAGATAAAAATAATGAGCAAATTAAAACCTAAACAAGTAAGACAGGTCGAATTAAGAGACCTGACAGCAAATACAGACAACGACTCTATGAAATTATCAGGGCATGCGGCCGTTTATGACAGTCCTACTGTTCTCTGGGAATATAACGGAGTCGAATACAAAGAGGTTATAGCTAGAGGAGCTTTTGACAATACGGATATGAAAGACTGTTGTCTAAAATACAATCACTCTAACGATATACCAATCTTAGCGAGATATAGAGGAGGTAGTTTAATCCTCTCTCTTGATGATATAGGTCTAAAATGGGACGCTAATTTATTTGATACGAGCGTGGCTCGTGATGTTTACGCTCTGGTTAAAGGTGGGGGACTCGATAAATGCTCCTTTGCTTTTACTGTTGAGGAGGAGGAATACGACAGCTCAACTCATACCAGAACGATTAAAAAAATCGGCAAGCTATTTGACGTTTCTATAGTTGACATACCAGCTTACGACGATACGGACGTATCGGCTAGGAATTATTTTAAGTCGGAGGACGAGAAATATAAAACTCTGGAGAGAGAAAACCAGCGTAAGAGAGCAATACTCAAACTGTCGCTATAAAAATAAACAAAAAATTGTATTACTTAATTTAAAAAGGAGAAAAAATCATGGACCCACTTAAAAGATTGTTAGAAATTCAAAAACGTAAGGCTGAGTTAAGAAACTCCCTCAACACACTTTCTGGAGATGAGCTAGACAAAGCTATCGCAGAGGTGGACGCTCTTAAAACAGAAGAGGACGACATCAATAAGCGAATGAAACTAGCTGACGAAGTAGAGGAAAGAGGACACGCTATCGTTACCCCTGCAGGTACAGAGGAAAGAGGTAAAGAAAAACAGTTTACCCCAGAGAACGTAATCGACTCAGAAGAGTATAGGACAGCCTTTTTAAGAAACTTACAGGGAAAAATTTTAAGCGACGTAGAAAAAAGAGCTATGACAACGGCTGAGAGTTCTGTAGGTGCTGTTATTCCTACTTTGACTATGAATAAAATTGTAGAAAAATTAGAACAGCAAGGCGTTATTTATCCTTTAGTATTCTCTTTTGCTATTCCGTCTAATGTAAAAATTCCTGTAGAGGGTGAAACAGAGGACTTTAACTGGGTAGATGAGGGTGCTAGTGGTAACGACTCTGACGATAAAATCGGCTCAGTATCACTTACAGCTATGGAGCTTATCAAAAATATTGAGATTACAGCTCATTTAGAGGCTATGTCTATTGACGCTTTTGAGTCTTTTATCGTTGCTATGTTAGCTCGTAAAGCTCGTAGAGCGATTGACTACTCAATTATCAACGGTACAGGCACTAAACAGGGTTTAGGTATCTTGACAGCGTTGAAAAATGAAATTACGACAACAGCTGGCGAAAATTGGACGTATGACGATATTATCGATTTAAAGAGAGGATTAAAAAGTGGATATTACCAAAATGCTCGTTTTGTAATGTCAACTAATACTCTTGGTACAGTTGAAAAAATTAAAGACAACAATGGTAAACCAATTTTTAAAGATGAGTCCGACAAAAACGTACCTACTTTATCTGGTAAGCCTGTCGTAGTTTACGATAATGTCCCAGACGGTGCTATTATTTTTGGTGATTTTGAATATTACTACTTTAACTTTGTTAAAGCGTTTGAAATTGCTAAAGATACCTCTGTCGGCTTTAAATCGGCTAAAACTTGCTATAGAGCTTTAGCACTATGCGACGGTAAACCAGCTTTAAATGAGGCTTTTGCTGTAAAAAAAAAGTCAGCGTAGTTAGTTCGACCACAGACTATAAAGACGTATGTACTCGTTTAGGTATCAGCTACGAGGAAACGGCTACAACTGATGATTTAAAACAACTTATTAAAAATCAAACTATGACAGAAACCTTACTTAATAAGTTGACCGTAGCTCAGTTGCAAGCCGTAGCGTCTGAGGTCTACGGACTAACTTTAGAGGCAACTGTTAAAGCTGATATAGTGGCTGAAATGCTGGAAAAGATTACAGCCTAATTGAATGATAAGAGGAGAGGCTAGACAGGGTTTTATAATCCTGTTTTTAGCCTCTTTTTAAAACATAAAGGATTTTAAAAAATGACTATAGAATTATCAGAGGTTAAGCAATATTTAAGAATTTCGCACACTCAGGACGACACTTATATCAATGAGCTTGTAAAAATGTCTGAGCAACTTATAGAAGAACAGACAGGAGTAAAATACTCTGATGAGGACAAAGTCTATAAAATGGCAATTTTACAGGCAGTAGCTCATTTTTACGATAAAAGAGAGTCGTTTAGTGAAAAATCAGCCGTTACAGTCCCTTATACGTTGGACGGCTTAATTAAACATATTGGAATGAGGGCCGTAAAAAATGAATAGAGGCGAATACAGACATTTTATCGAAATATGGGAAAACAAAGAGGCTGAGGAGACTAACCGTATGGGAGACACTCCAGAAAAAGCCGTAAAAGTTGCTGGAGTTTTCGCAAAACTTGAATTTAGAGGAGGAGGACTCTTAACAGGTCGTCAAGCTGATAGTGTTCTCGCTCAAACAACTCAAAAATTTACATATCCCTATTTTGATTTTCCAGACCTGGTCCCAGATAAAAACTGGATAGAATACGACGGTAAAAAATACAACGTATTATATACTCTGGACGAGGGGAACAGGCACGAGACATTACAAGTATTTACTAATGAAAAGGACTATTAACGTATGGGTAGTGGAATGTTTGAGGAGGGTTTTTTGTTCGACCAACTCTCCGACGCTAAAAAAAATATTTTACGCTCTATAGCTAAGGTTTACCCTAATGAGGCTGGGAAATTTGTAAAACAAGAGGCTCAGAGCTTGTCCAAAGTTGCTAAAAAAGTTGCTCGTAAAGAAGTCGGAACGTCTAAAGGCAAAAAGAAAAATTGGGTAGCAGAGAAAAGTTATCATAAAAAATTTAAAGTCGGTAAAAAATACAATTACGACGGTGATACTTGCTGTAGAGCCTACAACAGCTCCCCACACGCTCACCTAGTAGAATACGGACACTTGAATATACCTAAGACACAGAAACGCCCTACAACAAGAGAGGGACGTAAAAACGACAAGAGAAAAGCTACGAGTTACACTCAGGGAGCTTATGTCTATGACATAGCCTCTGTCGAGTTTGAGCCTCAGTTTAAAACTGATTGTGAATTATTCATGGTTAAATACGTCGACGACACGATAAGAGGAAAATTTTAAAATGATTGACTCAATGGATATATACAGAGCTATTAGAGAAATTTTATCTAAAAATTTTAAAGGGATAAAAGTACAGACAAAAGATATTAAAAATCCACGTCCTCCCTGTTTTTACATAAAACTTATTACGGATAACGGAAACCAAACAGCGTCGGAATATGAGACTACTACATACTCTTACGCTGTTATTTATTTCTCAAAAAAAGAGACTCTGGAGGATTTATTAACCGTAAAAGAGGGACTGAAAAAGATTTTTAAAAAGCCTCTAACGGTAGTAGCTTTTGACGATAAAGAGGACATTAACTACGTCGAAATCAATAGCATAAATACAAATCTGGACGAGGACAGCTACATATTAACGGTAACTCTTAATATTGAGCATACCCAACCTCTCGGCGTTGAACGCTTTGAAAGTGAAAATAACGAAATTATGGAAAATATGGAGCTGGATATAGAGTCAGTAAATTAACTACAAATAAAAAGGAGAACAAATCATGGCGAAAAGTGAGCTAGAATTAAAGGACATCATGGCGTCTATTACAGTCGCTTTTAAGCAGAGAGTCGCTACTCTTATAAAGATAGGCTCTAAGGGTGCTGTATTGGTTACGCTAAAAAATGAAAAATTGGAAGAGGCCGCAACTTATAGGCTAACGACTTATAAATCAGCTGTCTTTGACTTACCTGACCAGCCAGAATTAGAGAAGAAAATTAAACAAATTTTTAACGGTGGGGCGTCTAAGGTTATTACTTTGGAATATAAAGACACTTTTGCGAGTATTCAAGATATTATCAAGACTCGTATAAATTGGAACTGGCTAATCAGCTTAGAAACTGGAGACCAGGCAACAGTAGCGAGCTATTGTAAAGAGGCTAAAAAATTTGGACTTGTTTATAATCAAAAAACCGATAGTATCTGGGTAGCCTCTGTAAATAATCCGTCAGCGACTTTGTCTGATGAAAATAAAACAGAGATTACAGGCATGGACTTATTACCTATTGTCGTTGGCGTAATAGCTGGCTGTCCTTATACTAAGTCTATCTCGTTTAAAATTTTTAAGGAATTAGACTCAGTTGTATTGCCAGATACAATCGAATACGGACAAATTACTCTATACAATGAAGATGAGGGCGTTAGAGTTGCCAGTCCTGTAAATACTCTAACCTCTACAGACGACGAATACACAGAGGATATGAAGTCTATAGCGATTGTAGAGGGTATGAAAAGAGTCGAAGAGGACATGATTTACGCTTTTAGAACTGGCTACAAAGGTAAATACAAAAATGATTATAACCACCAATGTTTATTTTTAGCGGCCGCTGAGTATTACATTACGCAGTTGGAAGAGTTGGGAGTATTTGACCCCGGATATGATAATACTGTTGATATAAATGTATCAAAACAGCGTGCATTATGGAAAGCTCAGGGAAAAGATGTAGACAGCTGGGACGACCAGACCGTCAAAGAAACGACATATAAAAATATGTTTTATCCTTTATTAAACGTCAAATTTTTAGACGCTATTGAGGGTATGGAAATGACTGTAGAGATGTTTTAATAACATCTCTACTTTTTGGATATTACTAAAAATCAAAAGGAGATAAAAAATTATGAAAGGTACAGATATTTTTAACGGTACTAATGGCTCAGTATGGTTGTCTACAGATAACGAGGAGACGCCTATAGGTAGTGTTCAAACCTTTAACTTACATCAAACAAACCAGATAGAGGACATTGACGAGGCTGAATTTTTAGGCAAGAAAAAGCGAGTAGTAGGGTATGAACTAACAGGAACTCTTACAAAATTCAAAGTAGACCACGCTATTATCGACATAATGGAGGAATACAAAAACGGAAATACTCCAGAGATTAGCTTTATGGGTAAGGCTTATAACAAAAATACTAAACGTATGGAAGTTATCAAAGTTATAGGCGTAACTTTTAATGAGGCTGACCTTATGAACTTAGAACAAAAGACTACTACTAAGGAAGAGATACCGTATGCGGCCGAAGATTATAAGTGGATAGCTAAAGTATAATAAATTTTTAAGATAAGGAGTATTTTATTATGACAAAAAAAGAAAAAGCAAACGACAATTTAATCACTATGTCAGATGTTATGGCTAGAAAAGGATTAAAAGAGGATTACTCTGTATTTCACTCTCAAATATTTGATAAAGATTTTAAAATCGACAAAATTAAGCCTAGCGTAATTACGGACATTATGAAAACTGACGACGAAGAGTACGAAAAATATAAACAGTTGATATATAACTCTTGCTCTTTTTTCAGACAAAAAGAACTTTTAAAAGAGTTTGACTGTGAGATACCGTACGACGTGGTTAGTGAACTTTTAGAGGATAATTACGCTGAAATTTTTGAGTTTGGTAATTTAATCCTGAAAAAGTACGGATTTACACAAGATAGGCTAGAAAAAGTAAAAAAGTAATTTTGAGTGATGATGAATTTTATTTTATTCATTATTACCTACAAAAAGGACACGATTTAAGAAAACTTTTAAATCTGACAGAAGATGAGAGGCTGTTTATGGCGGCCTCTCTTTTAGCAGAAAAAGAGGAGCAAGCGAAACAATGGGAAAAACTATCGGCGTCGTACTCGCCTTAAAAGATAAATGCAGTCCTCAACTCTCTAAAGTTGCCGAAAAAATGGGAATAACAGAGAAAGAGGCTAAAAAATTACATACGCAAGCTAAAAAATTATCTAAGGAACTCGGAGAGGGTATAAAAAAAGCCTCTGTCGTATGTACGGCCGCTATAGGTGCTGTAGCTCTTGCGACTCAACAGCTTGTCAATAGAACTATTGAGGCTGGAGACAATGTCGACAAAATGTCTCAAAAAATCGGTATGTCAAGAAAAGCATATCAAGAGTGGGACTATATCATGTCTCAGAATGGTAGTAATGTCGACGTTTTACAAATGGGTTATAAAAAATTAGCGTCTCAAATGGACGGAGTTAAAAAAGGCTCTAAGGAAAGCGTCAAACTATTTAGACAGCTCGGAGTAAGTGTAAAAAATAACAGAGGACAGCTGAGAGGTCAAGAGGACGTATTTAACGATACGATAAGAGCTTTACAGCGTATGAAAAATCCTACAGAAAAGGCTATTATGGCTAATAAGCTATTTGGTAAATCAGCTATCGAGCTTAAACCTCTTTTAAATCAGTCAGCCGACTCTGTAGACGGACTCCGTAAAAAAGCTAATGATTTAGGCATGGTAATGTCTGACGAGGCTATAGACGCCTCCGTAAAAATGAAAGATACTTTTGATACGATACAAAGGTCTATGAATGGCTTAGGACTTTATGTCGGCTCAAAGTTCTTGCCTGTAATTCAAACTTTCGCAGATAAATTTACGGAGAATATCCCTAAAATTAAAGCTACGGTTACTCCTATATTTGACTCTCTTGTAGGTGTTTTTAAATTTTTATCAGAAAATATGGAGCTGGTTATTAGTGTAGCCTCTGGTTTAGTCTCAACTTTTGCCAGTTTTAACATCATTACAGGAGTTGTTAAGACAATCTCAACCCTGCAGAAAGCTATAGAATTTGTAACGGCCGCTCAGGGAATATGGAACGCTGTAATGCTTATGAACCCTATTGGAGCTATAGCCGTAGCTATCGGTGTACTTGTCGCTGGGGTTGTCTTTGCTTATAAAAAATTTGAGGGATTTAGAAACTGTGTACAGGCCGTCTGGGCGTGCGTAAAATTACTGGGGACGGTTATAGTAACAGTAAGTAAAGCTGTCTGGGATAAAATCGGCCCTTTTGTAAAATTTGGAGCAACTTTACTAAGTTGGATAACTCCTATAGGACTGGTTATAAGAGGTTTAACGGCTCTCTGTAAGTGGGTAGGTAAAGCCGTCCAGTTGGCTGGAGGTTTAAGAGGTATCGGAGACAAAGTAAAAAATTGGGCAGACGATAAAAGAGCTAATCTGGAGGCTAAAAACTCTGAAAAACCTAAAAAACACGCTTTAGGGACTAGCTACTCAACAGGCGGCCCAGCTATTGTCGGAGAATATGGTCCAGAATTGATAAACCTAAAAAAAGGGGACTCGGTTACTCCAGCTCCTAAGACACAGCAAATTTTAAACAACAATAAAGACATAAAACTAGAGCTACATATACATGGGAACATTTTTGGAATAGACGACTTTGTAGAACAAGTTAAAACAAAATTGGCTCTTGAATTAAGTACAGCTCTGGCTACTGTATGAGGTTAAATTATGAATATTGTAACTACAGATATTAAAGGGGAGTTGGTTTATATACTCCCCCATGTCCCCTCTGAGATTGAATACGGAGGAGAGGCGAACAATGAGACAATGGAGACTATGTCAGGGCCGATAAGAATAATCGGAGAGGAGGGATTAAAAAAAGTCAGTTGGACGGCTATTTTTCCTGTCTTTAAATCTTATTCATGGCAAAAAATAGGGAGTCTCGCTAACGGTTACGACTATATCAAATTTTACGAAACTATGAAAAAAAATAAACTTCCAATAAGAGTAGTTATAACCGATAGATTATTTAAGACTCATTTAAACGCTCTTATGTCTATAGACTCTTTTGTCTATAAAAAAGACAGAGCGAGGGACTATACTTACACGATTGAGCTAACGGAATACCCAGACGACAAATGGGAATTTTTAAACGACAAATTAAGAAACATAAACTATTACGCTGAGCTTGCCGAAAGGTCGGAGGCTAAAAAAGCTCTACAAAAACATGGATTATTATAAGATGAAAGCTCTACTAATCAATGGCGAAAAATTACCACACGTCGGCCCTGTTGAGTGGTCGGACGATTTAGATAATGTCGCTAATACCATAAGTTTTACAACTGATGAACAGATAAAAGTAGGCTCTACGTTTGCTTTACTCGACGGAGAGAATGAAGTTTTAAAAGGTATTGTCTCTCAATATACCCAGAACGAGCCTAACAAATTCCAGTATGCTGGTTATGATTTTGGATTTTACTTAAATAAAAATTCTATCATTAAACAGTTTAACGGTATGCAAATCTCAGACGCATTTAAAACACTTTGCAGAGATTTTAATATCCCTGTAGGCTCTATCCCCTCAATGGGTGCAACTGTTAAAAAAATCTATAAAAATGTAATACTAGCTGATGTTTTTAGAGAATTTTTAGAACTACACAGAGCAAAAACAGGACAAAATTACTATTATTTTACCTGTAAAGACGGTCGTTTTAGCGTAAAAAAATACGAGCTAAACGAAAACCTGAGGGGAATTGTAAACGACGTGGCCGCTATCAAATCTATAGACTCTATTACATCTCCGTCTATATCTGTTAGTATGGAAGATTTAAAAAATAGAGTTATCGTTACGGATAACGGCTCTGATAAAATTTCTAAACAAATCATAGCTAGTAACTCTGGCAGTATTTCAAAATACGGATTACTCCAGCATATAGAACAAGTCGACACAGACAAAACAAACAATCTGAGCAAAGTAGCAAAAAGCAAGCTCGCTGAACTTAACCAGCTTACAACTACAATAGATTTAACAACGTTGGGGAATTATGAAATGCACAAAGGCGTAATCATGCCTGTAATTAACGAGAGATTGTCTTTATCTGGAGATTTTTTAATAAAATCCAGCCGTCATACTCTCGACGGAATAAAAGAGACTGTATCTGTCAGTCTGATTAAATATGACAGGAGTAAGTTATAATGTCAAAACCTGATTTAACCCAGCTTTTAGCTAAAAAATTTAAAGATTGTCAAAACCCTACGGATTTAAAACCGTCTCTTGTTGGTGTAGTTAAACAGTTAGAGCCTGTAGTAGTTGCTCTGGAGGACGGAGCTATCTTACTAACAGAGGGGATAGAGTTACTTGTCTCTGAGTGGTTTAGATTTAGATGTAATATCGACAAATCTGGAGCGTTAAGCTCTGATGTCCCCTCTAGTTTAGAGAGTGCTAAAGGTGTTACAGAGACTCACTCTCAGAGTGGAAGTCCCTGCAGTATGCCAGACGCTATAAGCTATCTGGCTGACGCTATTACCTCAATAAATACGGAGCTTTTAGCTCTTAAATGCGAGCTGGCTTTAGGTGATATGGTCGAGTTAGCCAGCTTAGAACAGACAGACAAATATATTTTAATTGATAAGGTGTTATAAAATGTTTCCTGAAAATACTTTAAGAGAACAAATACAAAATTATAAAGACTCTGTAAAATCTCAGTCTACTCAACTGGGTAAAACCCCAGCTTACAATTATGAAAAATCACAGATAATCATTACAAATGGAGGCCCTAAACTTGTTACTGATATAGAGGCTATCCAACAATGGATTATACTTTTTGTTTTGACCCCTAAAGATGTTTACAGCATTTATAAAGGGACAAATTTTGGGACATCTTACCGTAAATTACTCGGACAAAAAACAGTAAATACTGGTTTTGAGGAGTCAGAACTAGAGCGAGAAATTATAGAGGGTTTACCTCTAAACCCAGCCATAAAAGAGGTTACTAACGTAGAGATGTCAAAAAACGGCAAATATTTAAACCTCAATATACAAGTTGAATTATACAACGGAGAGCTTTTAGATACGTTCGTAGAAAAAGCGTACACAATCAAATAAGGAGTATAAAAAATGAGCATTATTAACGTCAGTAAAACAAGTGAGGAGTTGACGGCTGAAATGTTAGCCGAAGTCCCGGACAAATACCAGAAAACAGTAGGCTTTTATATTTGGGATTTACTCAGAGCTATAAGTATTACACTTATTGAATTATGGGACTCTTTACTATACATAGGAGGTTTAGACGATTTAACAAATTTTAGTTATGACGATTTAGTCAGGTTTGTTAAGCAACGTAGAGGAATTATAGCAAAAGAGGAGAGCTACGCTACAGGGTATTTACAGCTTGTTACTGGAGACGGTGGAACTATTAAAACAGGTGATATTTTTGAGACTCCAGACGGCTTACAATTTGAGGCAGTAGATACAGTAGAAGTCGCTGAGGGAGAACTCTTTAAAATTCAATGTTTGACAGCTGGCCCAGACGGAAACGTCCCAGCGAATAGCGTAAATATTATCCCTAAAACTATTCAGGGAGTTGTAAAAGTAACAAATCCAGAGCCTATGTCTGGAGGGTACGAGAAAGAGTCCAAAGAGTCCATTATCCAAAGGTACGAGGAGGATTTACAAAACCCTATAACATCTGGGAATATTTACCACTATAAAAAATGGGCCAAAGAAGTTACAGGAGTTGGAGAGGCTGACGTAAAACCACTCTGGGACGGTGATAATACTGTAAAAGTAATTATCGTAGACGCAAATATGGAGACAGCCGATAGTACACTCGTTAAAAAAGTTCAGGATTATATAGATCCATACACTTTAGAGGACGGAGTTAAAAAAGGCTGGGGGTGTGGAAACGGTCAAGCTCCGATAGGTGCTTACTGTACTGTTGTTAGTGCTACTGGTTTAAATTTGGCTATATCCTATAAAGCAAAATTAAAAACTGGAGCTACTGAGGAACTTGTAGAGAAATCCGTAACAGAGTCTATTTTGAAATACCTACACTCAATAGCTTTTGATGATAATGAGACTTATGTATCTTATGCACAAATCGGCTCTAGGATTTTAAGCTCTGACGGTATCTCTGACTATAAAGATTTACTCGTAAATGGAGGGACAGACAATATCCCTATATTAAACAGTAAAACAGATAGAGAGGTCGCTGTATTAGAGTCTATTGATTTTGAGGTGATATAAATGAGCTATTTAGAAAAAATAACAAAACTTTTAAATAAGCGATACTGGACGGATATTTTTACAAATGTGATTTTAACTCCAGTATCAAATAAATTAACCTTTTTAAAGACTAAAATAGATGAACTTTACTGTAATTTCTTCTTTGACTCGCTCAATGAGGACGGCTGTAACTATTTTGAAAATCTTTTAAAAATTTCACCAGAGGAGGGAGACTCTATCGAGAATAGACGAGCAAAAATACAGGCTCGTTGGTTGAGTAACAATCATAACACGCTTAGTTTAATTCAGGCTATATGTCGCTCTTGGAATGACGGAGAGGCTGAGGCTGATTTTATTAACGGAAAAATCCAGCTCAAATTTAAAACGATAGGCACTCCAGCAAATCTTAACAGTCTTTTAGAGGCTATCGGAATTGTAAAGCCAGCTCATATCCCTGTTTTGACTTTGTTTAGTTACCTCATTATCGAAACAATACACGAAGTTAAGACGATTGAAGAAATGGAAGAGCTGACTATAGATATGTTTGAATTTTAAGAAAAGGAGTAAAAAATATGTCAAATACTACAGAAAATCTAAAACTTTTTAAATATGACGCAGAGGCTGACAAAAAAGAAAAATTTAATATTACAAAGGCTTTAAATAATAACTTTGATACAATAGACTCAGCTGTAGGCGATATTGCTTTACGAGCTGGCATACCTCCGTCAAATTGTAAAAATCTTAGAATAGAAAAAGAGGGGACTACAGTATCTTTGAACTGGAAAGACCCTAGCGATACGGTTATAGAAGATTTAACACTATGCTCTTGGAAAAAAACAATAGTAGTAAGAAAAGCTGGAAGTTATCCAGAGAATGAAAAAGACGGAGATATAATCGTCGAAAATACTACCAGAAACGCTTACGACACAGTAGCGTTGGTTGATACTCTACCTGATGAGGATAACGAGTATTTTTATAGCGTATTTCCAGTCTCTAAAAACAATGTCGTAAACTTAAACGACTCTAACAGGTTTGGGAGTGCTGAGATTTACGAGTTTGTAATCGACCCTAATAACGCTTTGCCTAGTGGTGCTGTATCTTACCCTGCAGGGAGTAAAAACGAAAAATTTACGCCAGCTGGCATGGATTATAATAGTGGAGTTTTCAACTATGGCTCTTGGGGAGACGCCTTTTTTATGAATTTGTTTAAGCCTTGTATGTTAAAGTATGACGGCACAGTAGACTATTATTTAGACCCTAACAATTACAGCAAAAAACTTAACGGCCCAGCCTCAGATGTTGCTAATAGTTCTTATGGTGGTAACGCTATGGTAGAAATAGGACAAATCTGGATTAAAGAGGAGGAAATAAACGGACGTAAACATATCTATATCGCAAACAAGCAAATAGACGACTCCTACGACTGTTTTACTCATATCCGTAAGGACGGTACATACAATAAAAATGTATATCGAGCTATTTACGACGGCTCAAATATCAGTAATAAAATCCGTTCTTTATCAGGTCAAGCAATTTGTAAAAATGTCGCTGGTGATACTCAAATGGCTTACGCTAAGGCTAACGGTAACGGCTGGAATGTAGACCCATACAATTTAAGACGCTTAATCAACTATTTACTAATTCTGGTTGGTAAATCCTTAGACACTCAGTCTGTTTATGGTACAGGCCGCTACTCTGGAGGCTCTAATAACTCAAATAACCAACTTAATACAGGGACTTTAGACAATAAGGGTATGTTTTACGGTGATAATAACAACGGAGCTGTTAAAGTATTCCATATTGAGAACTGGTGGGGGAATATTTGGAAATTTACTAACGGACTTATCCAGAAAAACGGAAAACTTTTATATAAAATGTGTGAGGGACAGGCTGACGGCTCTACTGTAGATGATTATAATGTTACAGGAGACGGATATATAGACTCTGGCGTAACAAATGCTGGGACGGTCTCTCAATGCTACATAAAAAATATGAAGTTAGTACCAAAATTGGGACTTGTACCAACGTCCGACGCTGGGGGTTCTTCCTCTACTTATTATTGCGACGGTTTCTGGTCTAATTCCTCTGTTGTCGGTTTCGCTCGCTTTGGTAGCTATCCGTATGACGGCTTGTTGGTTGGTGCTTTTGCGTTCAATGTCTACTACGCCTCTTCTATTTCGTATTGGCTCTATGGCGTGTCGCTCTCTTACTCTAAGCCTCTTTAGGGGGTTTGGGGGAGCTATCCCCCATTTAATCTATTGAGCCTTTAGGCTCATGAAAATATTTTTTTTCTACACTAAGTAAATGATTTTACGGTTAAAATCGCTTGTAGATTTTTTATTTATGGTATATTTTCCATAGCGTACTAGGTGTTTTGCACTTTTAAAATTTGGATAATATACTACGAGTTTCGCTCGCTTTGGTTCGAGTTCGCTGGAGAGCTTTTTAGCTGGTTGTTTTGCTCTTACTGTGAATAACCCCAGCTCTCATACAGTTTGGAACTATGGCGTGTCGCTCGCATACTAAAAAATTATGGGTAATAATTCAGGGTTTCGCTCGCTTTGGTAGCAATCCGAATGACGGCTTGTTGGTTGGTGCTTTTGCGTTCAATGTCAACAACGCCTCTTCTATTTCGAATTGGAACTATGGCGTGTCGCTCAATTACTAAAGATACAATACTTACAATGTGGTTTATTATCCATACCACTCGGTAAAAATTAACCGACAAAGAGGCATGGGCCAGTAACTTGTAGAAAGCTCGTGAGGTTTTAGTAAGAGAATGAAATCATATAATCACCTCTTTGAAATTGCGATAAGCGACGATATTATTTTATCGTCGCTGAGTGGTGCAAGCAAAGGTAAGAGAAACAGACCAGAAGTCGACAAAATTTTTAAAAACTTAGATAAATACGTTAAAAAATATAGGGATTGGCTTATTAAAGGGGAATATACCCCCATAAAACATAATGCAGTAGAGATTAACGACGGCTTTTTACTTAAAAAGAGAGTTGTAATACAGCCTTATTTTTATCCTGAACAATGGACTCAGCACGTCGTAGTTAAAACCTTACAGCCGATATTTTATAAAGGTATGTATGAATATTCCTGTGGGTCTATTCCGGGACGAGGTGTCCATTATGGTAAAAAGTATATAGAGAAATTTATCAAAAAAAATAAAGCTGAGATTAAATATGTTTTAAAATTGGATATTAAACATTTTTATCAAAGTATCAATATTGATATTTTAAAAGACAAACTCAGAAAAACTATACATGATGAGAAGATGTTAAAGCTGATATTTTTTGTACTGGACTCTAACTCTGCAGAACTCAGAGGAGAAGAATTTAGAGAGGGTTTACCTATCGGCTTTTATACGTCTCAATGGTTTGCAAATTGGTTTTTACAAGACTTTGACCACTTTGTAAAAGAGGAATTAAAAGCGAAATGCTACGTTAGGTATATGGACGATATTGTAATTTTTGGACGAAATAAAAAAGAATTACATAAGAATTTTGAAAGAATTAAAGACTATTTAGCCTCTATTGATTTAGAGGTTAAATCTAATTATCAGATTTTTAGGTTTGATTACATAGACAAAAACGGCAATCGTAGAGGACGTCCTATCGACTTTATGGGGTTTAAGTTCTACAGAGATAAAACAACTATAAGAGCTAAAATTTTTCTAAGAGCAATCCGTAAAGCTAGAAGAATGGGGAGTAAAAAACAGATTACTTGGTATGACTCATGCCAGCTTTTAAGCTATATGGGTTGGTTTAAGGCTACAAATACTTATAAGGCTTTTAAGAAATATATAGAGCCTAATGTAAAAATCAAACTTTGTAAAAAATTGATAAGTAACCATTTTAAAAAGAGAAAGGAGTAATTAAAATGGCTGAATTATGCTACAGAAAAGCTGAGAGCTTAATACGTCCGTCTGAGATTGATACAACATCATCACCAGACGGCGTTTTTATTAGGGAAAAAATCGAGGCTGTAGAAGTTGAGACGGAGTTAGGAGAGCATATCGTTAAATACACTTATGACGAGGCTTTTTTAACTCAGGGAGAGTATGAACTCTATAAGACTTCTCAATATAGAAACACAGTCTCAGAGGCTCTAAACTCTCTGACTCTACGTCGTGAGTCTGAAATTATCGACGAGTACACTTTACAGCTTATAGAGGAGGGTGTTATCTAATGAGAATTTTAATAGAAAGCTTAAAAAGGCTTTACAATGCTGGGAGAATTACAAAAGACCAGCTAATCGACCGTTACGAGTCAGGTTTAATTACTCGTGAAGAGTACGACTATATCGTACAGTAGTTAGTATCGGAAAAAGAGGAGATTTAAACTATGTTTATCAACAAAAACACTTTTAAAGCAAAACTCGGAGAAGTTTTGGACAAATACTCTGATTTAAAAGACCAGGTCAAAGATAAAATTATTAACTTGGCTAAAGAAAATTTACAGGGATATGAGAAAAAAGAAATAGTAGACGCTTTTTTAGTTAAAGAATTAACGCTATTAAAAGGTAAAAATGTCTTGTTAGATATTTTGCTAGACTTTTTCATAGCCAGAGTCCCTAAAACAACTCAAAAAATCTACGACAAACTCAGAGCAAAAATCGAGGGGATTACAAAGGAGTAGGAGTAAATGGATAAAGATAAATTTGTACAATACGCCCCAGTAATTATAGTTATACTGGGGTTTTTACTTACCTACAATGTCTTTGTAACCCCTGCAGTATTAGAAAAAAGATTGAACGAATACGACCAGAAAATAGAGCAGACCTACGCTACAAAGTTGGAAGTAAGTAGACAGCAAAAACAGTTAGACGATATTTTTGTCAAAATTGATAAAATTTATGACTACATTATCGAAAAAAAATAAAAGGAGATGTAAATAATGTCAGACGAATTATTTAAGAAAGCTCTAAATTTTGTTTTAAAGTGGGAGGGAGGCTACGTCAATAACCCTAACGACAAAGGAGGAGCTACTAATAAAGGTATTACACAAAGCACTTATAACAGCTGGCTAGTATCAAAAGGATTACAGCGTAAAGATGTAAAATTTATCTCCCAGAAAGAAGTTGAGGACATTTACTATAAAAACTACTGGCTAAAAGCTGGCTGTCAGAAAATGTCTAAAATTTTCGCTGTATTAGCTTTTGATACGGCTGTAAATATGGGAGTCGGACGAGTGCAAGAATTTTTAAAGGCCGCTCAATGGAAAGACCCAGAGAAATTTATAAAAGCCAGAGAGGAAAAATATAGAGAGTTTGCAAAATACGGCAATCAGAAAATATTTTTAAAAGGCTGGCTAAACAGACTCAATGATTTAAAAATTTTTATTAAAAAGATTTAATGTCATATACTCCTTATCTATCTAAAACCCCTACGCTTTACGGCTAGGGGTTTTTTAGTATTGGAATATTTTTAAGGAATATTTACGGCTGAAAAATTAACTATGCAATTTTTAAAAATTTAAGACGCTCAAAAAAGATAACATTATTTTTATCTCGGACAGAGTCGTATAGTTTTCTTGCTAAAAGTTCTAACGTCTCCTCTTTGAGTCCACCATTATTAAAATTAGCACCTAAGAGCATTGGCTCAACGGTGCTTTTTAGCTTTATAACTAGGTTTGAGCCGTCATATAAAAAGTTCGAACACAGAATTTTTAGGAGTAGGCGTTT